TCACGTCTGGCCCTCTCTGCGGATAAGGTAGGCAACTTGTGAAGTAGTCGTGGAATTTGTTTACCGGTAGCAGTGCACCTCCTGATACTGCTTCATTTAACGTTATTGCCATTATTTCTTTTCCGGTTGGGCTTTCAGTCATTGCATAGTTCACATCTTCATCATCTGTTTTGATTGCCGCCGCGTTTCCAACGTTTTCATCTCTGAAAAATTCGTTCCAGATTTTAACGTATGCTCTGACAGGCAGTGCATTGATGCTGAACGGTTTCTTTACTTTTGTAGGTACTCCCATATAGTCCAGTATCGATTTTTCATTTGGCATTGGAAACGTTTCATTTGCGTTGATTTTGATTTGCGGTACAGTATACGTTTTTGTTGGCATCCACGGAGTTTCCTCTACTTCGCCCATAAAGTGTTTAAAGTTGTCCCACAAAATGCGGTTTGGACAGAAGAAATAGTAAAAGTCAATAAAACTGTCGTCCATTACCGGGTATTTTGGCGTTGTCATGCGGATAATTGCCGCTGTATCCACGTTGAAAGTGTCGCCCGGTAGTACTTCGTCCACGTAAAACGGGATGAGTTTGCCCGCGTCGAACGTTGTCAAAATCGTCTGGTCTCGATTGAATCGCGTTCGGCTTGCTTTCATCTGAGGAATTTGGTTGAAATGTCTTTCATTATTTCGATTCACTCTTCATTTCTCCTTCCTTTGGCGTTTCCTTTGGCGTTTCTTTCTGCATCTCCTGTAGTGCAATCGCGTTTGCTTGTGCTGTTGCAATCATTTGATGATACTCGTGGATGTTTTGCGGCCATTCGGTAATATCCATCTCTGCTCCGTCCAAGGCTCCTTGTGACAGGCTCTGCATAAACTGCGGGTCAAAACTTGCTTTTCGGACGATGTTTTTAATGTCGCATTCGTCTGCATAGCTTTCAATTTCTGCTTGGATATCAATGCTTTCGGTTTCTTGCAGATATTCTTTGCCTTCTTTGTTTTTTGCCCATACGTATTGTTTTTTCTGTTTTTCGCCTGATGCAGAAAAGAGGGGTTTTCGCCCCTCTTCGTACCTCTTATTCATCCTCTTTGCCCTCCCATGCTTTATCGTTCATGTTTCGGAATTCGCCGGTTTCGTCCTCAAACTCTGCCAGCTTATAGCCCACATAGTCGGCCGGGGACTGACCGATAAATGTGTTTTTGTCTTTCTGCATCACGTTGCACATTCGTGCAAACGTGTTGTTGTTTTTGTTTTCGCCAACCCATGCGTAACATTTTGCAACTTTGTCGTAGATACCATAGTAGCTGTGAACCATATTTCTTTCCTTTCTTTTAGAGCCGAATTCCGCCGCGCATAGGTTTCTGACTCAGGTTGATACTTTTCGTTTTTCGCGCGGTTACGTTAAACATACGTTTATCCTTTGCGCCGCGCATTACTTTACGATGCCGTGCCATTGTTGTACTCCCTTCTCATTAGCTCTAATTCAATTTCATTTGCAAAGCTTTTTATTCTCCAAATTTCGTCTATCAGGATTTTAGCGTCTTCGATGTTTGATACTTTTCTAATCATTCTGAAGTTGCTATTAATTTCTTTGTATTTTTTTTCAAGTATTCTTTTTAGTGTTTCTTCGGTCTGGTCTCTGACGTTCCACGTTTTTGTAATCATCTTTGGTTACTCCTTTTCGTTCATCTGGTCGCGCAGGGCGTGATAAATCTCGTCCAGCTTTTCAAGAATGTTCATCATAATTTTGATTGCTTCCTTGACGTCTTTGATGGAAATCAGTGCCATTTTTATACCCCCTTTCTGTATGCTTTGGTTCTCGTGTCGATGTGTACCCATGTATTGTATACGATGATGCCACAGCCAGACGGGATGATTTTTTTCAGTTTGTTGGCGATTTCTTTTGCGGTCATGCCATCAACCCGAATGTCTGCGGCCATTCCTCGCATATGGTATGAGTACTTTGCACCGCCTACTGCTTTATTCCTTGTTGGTGTCCTGTATCCGCTGTTTATGTATACTGGCTTTCCAACTTGGTTTCTGAGAATGTCCAGAATTGATACAAGATAGCTATCAATGAAAACCACCTGTGAACCATCTTTGCACGCGAATTCTTTTACTTTGAAGTGCTTGCCTACTTTTTCGTTTGCGTCTGTGTCCATGATATAGCTTTTAATCATTTCTGTCAATTCTTTCGTACTCTTTCAGTTTTTCGCATATTGCATCGGTCCATTCATTCTCTAAGTTGTATTCTTCTTGTATTTCGTCTTTTTCATCGCTTCTCCATCCACCATCGTAAAGTGCTGATGCACAGTTTTCAACTTCTTCCTCATAGAAACTTTTTTTCATGGTTTGCACCGTCCTTTCTTTCTGGTTCTATTATACCACTTGTCAATAGCTTTTCAACGGTTTTTTCTTTTTTGTAATAATTTTTAATTTTTACTGTGCAAACTGGCAAGGTTGCCGAAGGCAATTTTGCCTTTTTGCACAGTTGCCCGCGGCAGGCGCTTTTCAACAGTTTCCACATACTTTTCAACATTTTAACATTGTTAAACTTTAGTATAACAGAGTGATTCAACGTTTCAACATTTTTTTAACAAGTTTTTAACGGTTGTTTTTACTGTTTTCTAACGTTCTAACGTTCAAATTTATCTGTTTTCAACTTTTCAACATACTCTACTACTACGGCTACAACAAGTTATATAATAATACGCGTGCGCGCGTGCGCGCGTCTACGCGTGCACGTGTGCGCGCGAACAAAGCCAAGTACTCTACTTGATAGGTACTTGGCTTGGTGACACCAATTAGAGAATTCCACGCTTTTTCGTTTGTTTTTTGGTAACACGCTCTTTTGTTTCTAACTGTGTTTTGTAGTCTTTGCCTTCCAACTGCAGCCTTTTTTGTTCGATTGTCTTTCTTTGCCTATTTTGCTTGATTCTCCAAAACCTTTCTGGATTTTCTTTTTCCATCATTTTTTCATAATATCGCGGTATTTGTGCCTGCTTTCCGTTGGTGCATTGAATGTAGCCCTGTTTCCAGATTTCTTCTTTGTGCTCTTGATAGTAGGCATCGCCTAGCCCCGGCTTAAGTGACATGCACGCGAAAGGCTTTTGCTGTCCTAGCTCATAGTACGCATTTGCTTTCTGGCCGTTAATTTCGTACATCTTTTTTGTTACATATCCTGCAACATATCTATAGGTTTGAGGTACAGCTTGTGCTATTTGAATTTGTCCGTTTCCCCATAGTTTCTGCATCCATTCACTTGTGTAATACCCGTTGTGGTGAATTTTGTACAGCTGTTTCAGGTCTGTTGGTTCCCATCCGTATAGTATCATATGGTAGTGTGGTCTTGCTGTTTGCTCTCCATATTCTCCTGCACAGAAGAACCTTAATTTTGATTTGTATGCTTTTCTGAGCCTTTTTAAGAATTTCTGTACGTCTGTGTATAGTAGTGTTTGCACACTTTCCGGTGTTTTTTTTCCCGGTTTCCATACATATTGTACTTTTCTCATGATTTCGCCCGTTTTAAGAATCATTCCCGGTACGTGGTCATCATCGTATGTTAATGTGATAAACCACACTTGTTCTTTCGGCCACTGTCTTGCCTCTAGTTCAATTCTTGTCGTCCAATCTTCCCTTTGGCGTATTCTGCACCCGATGCATTGTCCGCACGGTATTAGCATAACCTTTGGTTCATACATCAAATCTTCATATTTTAATTTTTTGCCCACTTTTTCAGAAAAGCGGGCAAGTGTATATACTTGCCCGCTAATTTTCCTGTTTTCTGGGCTGTATATCCGAATTAACGGCTTATAGCAGCTCATTTTTTATTTGCTCCTTCCTGCACCACCACCGGCTCTATTTCTATTACCTGTGATGTTGTCAATTCCGTGTCCGTTTCTTACGTTGTCCATGGCTTTGTTCATGTTTCCTCTTAATTTTTCGCCTGTTTTTCTGCCTGCTCCGATTGCTTTATCGATTGCGTTTCCTGTTTTTCTGCCTGCTCCGATTGCTTTTTCGATTGCGTTTCCTGTGTTTTTGCCGATGTTGGATAGTGTTTCCTGCAATCCTAATGGCGTCATTCCTGTACTGCTAAGCATCTGATTCCAGCTTTGTGCTGCGTTGTACCAATCACTTTGTGACCAACTTTCACTTGTGTATGAGTTGGGTACAAAGCCACTTGCTCTGCTTACTCCTAGCGCACTTGACGATGGCGCACCCATGCTTGCACCTGAAATTGTTCCTGCGCTACCTCCCGGCGTGCTTGCGCCACCGTTTTGGAATGCCAATATAGGATTAAGTCCAGCTTCTTTCATGTCCGCAACCGCCCTTTGATAGGCTGTGTTTGACATGTGTTCTTGCCATTCCCGATTTTTCATTGCTTCTGTGCTGTTAAAGTTCATTGCCGCCGCGTTTTCGATGTGATTGTATATGCCTTGCGCGATTGCTCCTAATGTGTTGTAACCCATCTGTTCCAGCATTGACCTTTGGTTAAACTGGCTTTGTCTCTGTCCTTCCATGTTTTGGTATTGGTATGCACCTTTTAGATATTGCATTATTTGTTCGTCATTCGTTCCGGATTTGCTCATGCTCTGACTGCTTCCGCCGCCTTGCTGTGTGCTTCCGCCTTGGCTTTGGCTTTGTCCTACTTGTCCCCATGCGCCGAACGCATTTCCTAGTGCTCCTACTGCGTTTGCTACCGTTCCGATTGTTCCTGCAACATGTCCAATTGTTCCTAGTGCTCCTAAAAGTGAAAATGCCATTTTTAAAATAGCCGGGATTTCTCCCGGCTTTCTCCTTTCTTTTTACAGTTTGTACAGTCCTGGCACGCTGTAAAGCGGCATTCGTCGAGTTGTTTTGTTTGCTACGCGAATTGCTCCAAAGAATTGCGGTTCATTCTCTACAATCAGTGTCCTTGCAATTTCTGCTTTTCCTTCTGCCATCCACTCTTGCGACAGTGTAGGAACTGTTAAATAGTTGTCTGCATAGTGCCAGAAATCGAGTGTCCCCGTTGCGTTGCTTCGCATTAAGCCGCTTACACGGTTTGGTTTCATCCGGTAGTCTGCCCATGCTTCCTGATAGCCAAAGGTTTCATCATCGGTTGTATCGCCGGTGAGCATGATTTCTTTCTTTTTTACTGGCTGTTCGCCCAGATTTGCGAACTGCGGCACGTAGTAGTCTAGGCGGTCTCTTCTGCTCCAAAAGCGCTCAAGTCCCTGTTGATAGCTTCTATTGTGTCTTACACAACATACGCCGATTACAAAGCCGTGCTCTTCAAAGCTCTTCGTGAAAGAACTTTCGTTGATGGGTGTGACGGACATTGCACCGGTTTCACCAATAGGCGTGTCGTTGCTTGTCTGCTGGCCGCTTGTCTGCACAATCTGGTTGATGTTCACGTGATAACGTCCACCACCCAGATATTCAGGCACCTGTACTGTTTTATCTGAAATGATGACATCCCAAATTGCTTGTACCTGTTCGCGGTATCTTGAGCCGCCCCGTGCCATTGCTTCGTAGTACTGCTGAATGCTGATGGCCTGTCTCAGCTGGTTGATAGTTGCTTGTGCTCCTGTTGCTGTTAGGTCTCCTGCGAGATTTACGTAGAGATTGCCTTGTTTTACTTGTGCTCCGCCTGATGTTGTTGCACCTG